AGAAGGAGAGCTTAAATATTTTGGCGATATATTTGATAGTGTTTTTCTGCCATTTGTCCAATCTAACTTCATATCAAAAGCATCAGTAAGAGAGGCTATACACCGACTAGAGAATCCTTGGTCCAACAGAAGGCTGTCTGAAGAGGATATGCCCATGAAAAAGTACCACACCCTAAAAGCAAAACAGTTCGGATATAGTAAGGCTGTTGATGAATTACGTAATAACCTAGGTTTATCAGAAGAAGGGAAGAAAGATGGCAAATAAAACTCAGACAGTAGCCGAGCAGATGTACAACTATTATAACGATGTACGAAACCCGATAACTATACAAATGTCACTACACAAACTTAGCCGTGAACAAATTACCCAAATACTAGCTGTAATTATTGAATTAGAAAGGCTAAGAGGTTAAACCATGACTCACATAATGGACACAGAAGAACTGAATCAGCAACTGGTGGATGCAGTGGAGAACAGACGTTTTGACAGTAACTACAATGGAGGTAACTATGAACAAGTTAGGTACACCGTAGCGGCACTTTTACCTGCAATTAGGAAGGTTATCCTCCAACAAGTAACAGAAGGAAAGATACAAGAGAATAGACACCATCTAGAAGATGCTATGAAAGCCCCAGATAGCCCTCTACGCACTCTAGTCATGAAAGAGTTTCAAGACCGTATCAAGGAGCTTCAAGCCCTCCAGACTAAAGAGGAGAACAAGTAATGTCCTTATCACATAAAGAAAGTGAACTATGAGAGATAGAATTGTACAACACGATAACTGGGCCACTCCCGCCTATATTTACGAGCCCTTAATGGAGGAGTTTGACTTTGACTTTGACCCGTGTCCCTTATTCTCAAAGATAGATGGTTTAGCAGTTGAATGGGGTAATCGTAACTTTGTCAACCCACCCTACTCACGAAAACTAAAGGAAGGTTTCATAAATAAAGCATACCAGGAGTCACTCAATGGTAAACTGTCTGTAATGTTGTTACCAGTATCGACTTCTACCAAGATATTTCACGATGTAATATATCCCAATGCTGAAATCCGTTTTGTAAAGGGTCGTATCAACTTTCTGCCAAATGGTGTTCAAAGTAACAAGTATAAAGGTGGTCAAATGGATAGTATGGTTGTGATATTCAGACCTAGGGGACTAGTGTAATGCGTAAAGAGAGTAAGACATTTAAGGAGAGCAAAAATGAACTGCAAAAGATGTAACAAGCTTATCCTCGAACAGGGCATATCATACGGAATAAACCCAAATGCTGTATGTAAATGTAGTAATCCACAACCTGAATCCGTAGAGACAAAAATCTCTCTTGTGATGCCTACAGAAAGTAACCTAGATCAAGACCTCGATGATATTCTCATGGGCTTATTGACTAAGAATTACCATACGAGTATTGACCCCGATTATGGAATTGAAGTTATTGAAAACGCAGAAGAGGCGGTTAACGAAGCAAAGACAGCTATTAAGGCTCTCTACAACACAGAGGAGAAGAAATGACCCAAGAACAAATAACAGCCTATTTCGAAGATTACTATAAGGAAGGAAACGGAGTTTAAAAGAAGAAAACAATGGACAAGTTTACAATTACCACAGAACTAACTAATAGAGTACTCGCTTACCTAGGCTCTAAGCCTTATGCCGAGACACACGAGCTTATAGAAGCTATCCAGCGGGAATATCAACTAGAAGAATCACGGAGCAGGAGTATGTTTGCAGATGTGAAAGAGGTAGATTTTAAAGACGATAACTACGAGGAGAGCGATCAAGAGAAGTTCTCTAAACACTCTCTAACATCGCAGGCCTCGAAAGCTAAGAAAGCAAAGAATATAGAATAATGAATAATATACTACACTTTTTCGGACTTTGTTTTAAGAGCCGCAAAGGATATAACTGCCACGGTCACAGGAGTGAGCACCTATGAAACGTCCTATAGACCTAACTAGTGACCTAAGCGAGGACTTTATCCAACAACTCGTGATCTACCGTGAGATACACCCTAAAGAACCACAGATACTCACATTCATGGATGGAGACAAGAGAACAGACATCAAGATTACTAAGATAAAAGACGGACGGGTGTTCGGTAAAGAAACTATCACCTACGACCCCAAAGATATTAGTATTGAAGACGTTGATATGAAGGATAAGAAAAAGAAATGAAAGTGATTGAACTTCTTCCCGTGAGCCAGTATGAAATTAAAGACAGGGGCACAGTGTATGTCATTGAGGGACTTCCAGATGGGTATTATGATCCAGCACATCTTAAGGGAGAAAAGGTAAAAATCTATAAAGTGAGAGGTGTAGAACGTTTCATGATAGGCGGTATATCTAAGAAAAATCCTTACTTACATCCGTATGGACTTTTAGTGTAGACAACCAATAATCCTTATGGTATGATGCAAGTATCTAACGGAGAATAATCATGGGTGACTCTATCAGTCTTACAATCAGGGCAAGCCAAATCAAACAAGGGATTCAACAGGAAGACCCCGAACAGGTCATTGCAAAGACCAAGGCAATTCTAGCTGAGGATGATAGCCTTTAATGGCAAGACCAACTAAGATGTCTCCAGAGCTTTTAAAAATGGCTCAACAATATGTCGCTGATAACGATACTATGAACCCTACAACTCTTCTCCCGACCATCGAAAGGTTGTCTATTATTCTAGATGTCCATAAGGATACGTTGTACGAATGGGAGAAGGAAGACAAAGGGTTTTCCGACGTCTTAAGGAAATTACGTGCTGCACAGGCAGACAAATTGCTACAGAATAGTCTTATTGGACGCTATAATGCAGTCATTACGAAGCTGATGCTAAGCAAGCATGGCTACGTAGAACAGACACAACAAGACGTTAAGGTCCAAGATGTTACACCTATCCTAGGTGGAGCCAGTGGGGACAAAGATGTACGTAGCGACGACAGCAACCAATAAACTCTTAAAGCTTCGTAAGCGCATTAAGGGCGTGGCTGGTGGTACGTCAGCAGGTAAGACTATCTCTATCCTCCAGATCCTCATAGACAAGTCGCAATCAGATAAGACACCGAAGCTGACAAGTATCGTGTCAGAGTCGATGCCTCACCTGAAACGTGGTGCTATGCGTGACTTTCTTTCGATCCTCACTGAGCACGGATACTTCAAAGCTGATAGATGGAATAAGTCGGACTTTACATATACATTTGAGACAGGCAGCAAGATAGAGTTCTTCTCAGCTGATATGCCATCTAAGGTACGTGGACCACGACGTAACCGACTCTACATGAACGAGGCCAATAACTTACCTGCTGAAACCTTTGAACAACTTGAAGTGCGTACAGACGAAGAGATATGGGCTGACTGGAACCCGACTAATGAATTTTGGTGGTACACGGACGTAGAGCCTAATAGGGATGTAGATTTTATTACGTTAACTTACAAGGATAACGAGGGACTACCCCAGAGTATCGTAGACTCTATCGAATCACGTAAGAACAATAAGAACTGGTGGCGTGTATACGGGCTAGGGCTTTTGGGTGAAGTTGAGGGTAAGATCTATACTAACTGGCAAATAATTGACGACATACCCCATGAGGCACGCCTAGAACGTCGTGGTTTAGACTTCGGGTACTCTAACGACCCTACAGCCCTCATTGACGTTTATTACTACAACGGCGGGTATATTTTTGATGAGCAGATCTACCAGAAGGGACTGAGCAATAAGCAGATCGCTGATGTCATTAACAATCTCCCGAAGTCTAATACACTTGTGATAGCAGATAGTGCAGAGCCTAAGTCTATTGATGAGCTACGCCTCTACGGTGTGAATGTTATCGGTGCAAATAAAGGACAGGGTTCTATTAACCAGGGCATTCAGTATATCCAAGATCAACGCATCTCTATCACTAAGCGTAGTACCAACGCCATTAAAGAATACCGCAATTACATGTGGAAGACAGACCGAGATGGCAAAATCCTCAACGTACCAGAAGATATATTCAACCACGCAGGAGACGCTGAGAGATATGCGATGGAGAGCCTCAGACCGAAAGAAGATGAAGACGACGGAATGACCAGTGGAACAATAGATAGCTTAATTTACTAAAGGAGACAAACATGGATGAAGAAACGAAGCGAATTGTACTAAAGGCTTATGCAGAAGGTGTAGTAGACGGTTGGAACCAGTCTGGGGAAGGAGACAATTGCGAATATTCAATGTTTGGCCGAGACACAATAGAAGGTGAGAAGAAGATGGTTGATGAACTTGTATCCGAATACGAGAAAGGTTTGTGATGGACTTTGGAGAAGAACGTACATTAGATAAGTTTGAGAACGGTAAGCCTGTAGTAAAGCACAAATGGGTCAAAGTTAAAGAACTTACTAAGGATGACTCAGAAGAGCTTGCCAAGATCATACAGTTTCAGCGTGAACACAAAGACTCTAAGGAAGTGACATTCAGGCGCATCTACTCAGACAAAGGACATAGATTCCTGGAGAGGGAGTACAGACTATAATGGATACACGAGGCATAGACTTTTGGGTCGCAGTGGGTAAGTACCGTGTCCGCATACATAGGAATAGGGTTACCTACAAGATTGGGCTATTCGATACGATGGATGAAGCATTAGAGGCTAAGCATAGATTCCTTGAGGAATACGCCCTGAAGTCGGACGAAACAGATGCCGTTCCTACCTATACGAAGGAGTGGTTTGTAAGGCAGCATCGCCAACAAGTAAAGGACTTTGCTCAGTACTACGGAGAGTCAGTGCAGAACAAGCCTAGATTCATCATTGTGTCTGATGACCTCGAACCCCATTTTCTGTTATCGACTAGTAACATGCGTACCAAACAAGCTATAGAAAACGATGGTGGTGACTTTACTCCAACCAGATGATTGTGTAACCAATAGCGTAACCGTATAATTTAAACATCAAGACTACTGTACGTTCCAGGGTCACTTCAACAAGGAACAACAGTGGCTAAAGCTTATCTTACTAAAGAGAATTTCCAGAAAAGATGGACAGACAGCAAGGACTACATGTCCCCTCTTCAAGACCCTCTTTCAGAGTATGAGCGCATTGCACGTAACCGACCACATCCAGGGATTAACAAAGCATATCCAAAGAACACAGATGGAACACTTGCCGCCATTATCCAAGAGTTCCCTAAACGCATCATCCAACAAGTACCATCAGGTAAGGTAACCACTACTCAGTCTGACGTTCAGTCTATTGTTGCTAACTTTATCCTTACAGACAAGATCATTCCAAACGCTAACTCACAAGCTGATGTACTCCAAAAGTCATGGGGGACAGTCGGTAAAGGGCTTACATTCGGATCATGTTATTCGATGTCATTCTTCAGCAGTGATAATGGACGTTATGGGGACTTCCGCCTCATTTACATCAAGGATATATTCTTAGAGAAGGGTAAGCTCACCTTCTACGACTGTAAGTACACGTTTGTTCGTGCCTGGTACCAGGAATCTGATATTGACGCTATCATTGCTAAGGAAGAGCGACTACGTAAGTCTGCTAAGACCAATGGTGAGAAGTATGAAGGTGAATGGGATATCGCTGAACTTAAAAAGCTTAAGGACTGGGTTACTCAAAAAGAAGATTCAGCTAAGTCAGCTGGTGAGAAGGAACGTAACACCCGTGCTGAAGGTATCGAGATCATCCA